CGTCGCCCTTCAACTTGGTGAACCGCAAGAGCCACCGCTTGCCGTCTATCGTGACGTGATGGTCTTCAGCCACGGGCGTAGTCCTTTCGCCCGTCAGTGTGGGGGACGTGTCAACTCGACACCGGCCCCCACTTGCCAACCGGGCAGGACTCGCCGGCCCAGGACAGCTTCGACAGGAACTTCTTCTCCCGCACGACCGGGCAGCCGCACTGCCGGCACGCCTTGCCGTCGAAGTGCTCGCACGTCTGGCAGATGGCGAACCGGGCCGCGACCTGCTCGTCGGTGGCGCGCGGCATCCCAGCGGCCAAGTGCTTGGTGGCAGAGGCGGCGAAGTTGGCGGCTTTCCGAAGAAACGGCACGGCCCTCCGTGCCTTTACCATCACGGGGCACAGGCTGGCCACGCCGGGCAGCGGCCCCTCCCGGCCACACTGCCGGCAGCGGCCCCCAGCGTAGTCGCACTTCAGGCGGGCGATATTGTGACGGTTAATGGCCCTTCTCCAAAATCGACGACGCGAAGTTGGTTGCAAACAAACTGGCCGCTTAGGCCGTACTGGGCTTGTTCGCTAATGTTCACAACGCTCGACACTGAGGCGGCATAGAAAGCGGAGTATGTGCCGTCAAGCAATCCGGCGGCACAGGGAGATTCCGGCGTGGGAAACTCAATTCGATTTGACACCGGCTCGGCCGCCGACGCTTGATTATCTCCGGCGCAAACCGTGCCCTCTGCCGCCAGCCCGAACGCCGGAGAATGAAACGTCGGCCCGGCCAGCGGCAGGACGCTGTAGGAGCCGGCAGGCGACACGCCAAAAGTCACATACCATGAGGTTCCTTCAAGAGCGTATTTCTCGCCTCCGTCGGCAATTGTCAGCGACGTAACTTGGCCAAATGTCGGCGAGTCTGGGTCGTCGTCCACCACGGCCGTGATTTGCCCGCCGCTGCCGGTGTTGGAGTTAATGATGACGGTTGGCGTGTCGACGATCACGTTTTCCGTGACAGTCTCCTTGTAATACTGGCCGCCGTCCTGGATGGCAATACCGGCCACGGTCCCGTCCGTGTGCGCATACTCGCCCCCGTAATACACCGTAACCGAATCGACGACACCCGCGACCACGGACAGAGTAGCCGACGCGGAATAAACCTCGGTGCCGATAGACACCGAGATTGCGACGGTGTCGCCGGGGTCGTATCCGGTCCCGCCATCGACAACGGTGATCGAATCGACGAACCAGACCTGGTCGCCGTTAAAGTCCGTGTAAGAACTTAAGACGACGGCAAGGTCGGCCCCGCTGCCGGTGGACGTACTCACGGACGCCGAGACCGTGGGCTCCGTGCGCGTGAGGCTCAGCGAAACCCAAGCGGGGAAGTCCGTCTCTCCGTCCGTGACGACGATTTCGGCCGTGTCGCCGATCTCGTAGTCGGTCCCGGCGTTGGTGACTGTGATCCCGGAAATCGTCCAAACCGGGTCGCCGTTGAAGTCGGTCGTCTCGGTCAGGGTGATCGAGAACGCAGCGTCTTCCCCATCGCTGCTGTTCACTTGCACCGAGAGAGTGGGGGCCGACCGGATCACCTCGAGGTAAGCGTAGCCGGACCCGCCGCCGGTCAAGAGCGTGTCCGTGATCGCTCCGTTTGTCACTTCCGCCACAGTCGCCGTCGCTGCATCTCCCGGCTGCTCTGCCGGGCCGCCAATCGACAGCGTCACAAAGGATTCCTGTTGGCACAGGCGAACCAGGAACCCAATGTATTCGACTACACACTCGTCGCCGGGCAGGGATGCCGCGCCAGAGGTTTTGGGCGTCTCGATCTGGCCGTACCACTCCGGGCAGGTGCAGCCGGATTCCTCGACGTACTCAGCCGTGAACGTCTGATTGAACCCTGACAACTTGAAGGAGTAGATATAGCGGGCCGTCCCAGAGGAGACTCCGCCAAACTGAATCTGCGGGTCTCCAGCGTCAGAGCCTTCGCCGCAAGCGGGGTCGAAGCCGCCGCCGACCGGCGGCTGGCCGTTGTTGCCGGAAGCCCACGCGTATCCGTCCGGGAATCCACTGATCGTCACAGACAGGAACCGGGGGAAGGCGCATTCGCCGCAGACGCCGCAGCAACACGCCTGCTCCGTGCCGACCTTGCCGTCACGCAGCACCACCTTGCCGTCTTGGATTGTGATGAGTGTCATGTGGTCGCCGTGGCGCAGGTGGTAATGCTGTACCACTGGGCGATGGCGCTGGCCGAGCTGTGGCCAAACAGCTGAATCTCGTTCCCGACGTAGCCTGGCTGCTTGGTCATATCAAACCCGACCAGCGCCCATCCGGCCGAGCCCTTACGAGCCACCCACCCGTCCCCAGCACCGACACCCAGGATCACGTTGGTGGCCGTGGCCGTGTTGCTGCCGGAAGCAAACGTGATGGTTTTTGTGCTGTTGTAAGACCAAGTGCCTGTCCACGAGCAGAACTTGATGCCGACGCTGCTGCCACCGAGCCTCGGCGAAGTCGGAAGCCCGCCCGTGTCGCGGTTGCCGGCCTCCACAATGCGGACGGCCTGCGCAATCCGCTCGGCGGACGCCTTCGTAAAGGTGACACGGTCGGCCACGGTCAGTCCTCGTAGATCGTGATCACGGCCCTGGTCGTGCCGGCCACGGCCGCCCTGGCGGCGTAGTCGCCCGGAGCGAGCCGCAGAATTGCGGCCTCGCCTGCCTTCAGCCGCACGGCCTCAAAGAGGTTCGTGCCGCTGAGCCGGCCGATGGACACGGTGTGCGTGGTCTCGGTGGCCAGGTTTCGCACGAAGGCCAGGCCCAGCGTGCCAATCGTGGCCGTGCTGATCTGCGACGTGGCCGTGCCAAGGGCCAGCGTCACAGAGAGGACGCCCGCCGTGGCGAGGTCGGCCGTGATAGCCGAGGCGTTGAACTGCTCACGCAGGGCACCCTTTTGCACGGTGCCGGAAATGTTGTACGTCACGTCTGCCATGATTCACCTATAGCCAGGAAGGAGTGCCGAAGTACGAGGAAAAGTTGACGTCGCGGTTGACCCGCCGCTCGAGGATGTCGGGCAGAGTGCCGGCGGCCTTCAGCGTGCCATTGCTGTTCAGGGCAACCGGGTTCACGCAGGCTACCTTGTCGCCGCTGTCGGGGTCGATGACGTAGGCCCGCTTCTTCGTGCCGCCCTCTAGGTAGTTGTAGCCAACGTCTGGCAGAAACAGGTTCCACCCGGTCTGGCGGTAGACCAACTCCGTGGTGATCGACCAGTACCGCACCTCAGCGTCGTTCACCATCTCGATCTGTTGCTGGCCGCTGATGCCGGTGCATTTCCAGCGGCCGGCCGGGGCTCCTAGGTACGTGCCGCTGTTAACGCAGTTGGTAACCGCCACGGCCGTGGCCAGCGGGAAGTTGGCCCGGTTGCCAGCAATGCTCGCCCGGCACTCGCCTTCCTCGGTGGTAAGCCCCTCAAAGTAGTCCTTGGCTGAGTTGACCAGCGGCTTTTGCGTGTTGCCGTCCCAGTAGTACAGGGCTGGCACGGCAGCGCCACCGGTCGAGAAACTCCAGATGTCGGGCCGGGCCAGCGGGTTGGGGTCGCGCTCGTCAGGCTGCAGCAGCTCGTACCGAAACGTGACCTCGGCGTGGAATGGTGAAGGCGAGCCTTCAGCCATCGACGCCTCGGTCATTGTGATAAAGCCGTACTCCGGGTGCGGTGCCCCGTGGAAGATGCCGATGGTGCCAGCGACTTCGCTGACACTGTGGGCCGTGTTGTCCAGGGTGACGATAAACTTGCGCTCCGCCGTGGGCGGCTCGCCAAAGCGATGCGTCAGCGACCGGCCCGAGACTTCACGCCAACTCACGACTGCCATTAGGCGGCCCTCGCGCCGTTGCCAACAATATCGACACGATCCGCCCGCAGTTCGCCGAGCTTGGCGTCGATCTTCCGCAGCTCGCTCAGCTGCTTGCGGTACTCCTCGACGGCAGGGTCTTCGCGCCCGCTGGCGATGCGAAGGATCTCGCTGATGCCGCCAGAGCGCACGTCGCTAACGCCAAGAGCCTGATTGCTCTGGCGAGACAGGGCGTCCAGCCGGTCGCCCTCGATCTCGATGGCCCGCTTGGCACGCTCTTCCTCGACCTTGGCAATCTCTTCGTCTGCTTTGCGGATTATCTCAAGCCGTTTTTCCTCGGCCTTCCGGGCCTCCTCGGCGGCCTGGGCGGCAGCGGCAACGGCGGCAGCACGCTCTCGCTCGGCGGCACGTGCGGCACGCTGCCGCTCCCGCTCGGCCGCAGCCTCGGGGCTGTTGCGGTTGGATCGCCTCTGTGCCGCACGATCAAGCGCGTCCCCGAGGATGGCACGCTCTTTAGGTTGCTCAGCAGGAGAAGGACGATTCCTCCCCATGAAAGCGTCGCCGGAACGCTCAAAGTCCTCTTTCATCTTCCGCGACTGTTCTTTCTGGAAGTTCGCCAGAGTCTCATTGGAAATGATCCAATCTGGCAGAATCTTCAAGATTTGCGCCACGGCAATGCTGAAGCCGTTAAACACAGCCCGCACGCCATAGAACACAGACGCAAAGATATCTGCCGCAATCTGGAAATACTCGCCGGCAGCACTAATAGTCTGCGTGGTGTCACTAAACGAAGCTGCCCAGTCGATGAGGTAGTTAATCCATGGATCCAGAATGCTGGCCAGGTAATCGGCACCAGTCAAGAATGCGTCCGTGATGGAGTCGGCCAAGGCCGTGCCGCCCGTCTGCCCATTAACTCCTTCAAACGCTTCGACAAATCCAAGGAACTGATTGGCCAAGTCCGTCACAACCGGCGCGAGGTTTGCCGTGACCTGGCCGATGATGCCGTCAAAAGTTTTGCGGACCATCAGCAGTGCATCGTCCATTTCAGTGATCGACCCGACCTGGTCTTCAGACAACACCATGCCGAGCTTTTGCGCTTGCGCCTCGATCTCTTTAAGGTTGCTTGCGAACAGAGGCAGCAGCTCGACGCCGCTCTTGCCAAACAAATCCACGGCAGCCGCAGCTTGCGCGGCCGGTCCTTTAATCTGACCAATCGCAGCCGCCACCGCCCGAAACTGCTCTTCCGGGCTCTTGGCTAAAAGCTCATTGACGGTCAAGCCAATGTTGGCAAACGCTTTTTGTGCAGTGGCAGATCCGGCGGCGGCGTCGCCAAGAACGACCGACACTTTCTGCAAAGCACCTTCCAGGTTCTGCACGCCGGCCAAGTCGGCCGCCACCTGGAACCCTTGCAGCGCGTCAGCGCTGACGCCCGTTCGCTGGGACAGGTCGTCCATAGCGGCGATGGCTTCGGTAAGACGCGAAGCCATGCCAATGGCACTACGGGCAGCGTCGCCCGCAGGCTGCTCGCGGCACTCGCGGCCGACTTACTGAGCCGGCCCAACTGCTGCTCGGTCTTGCTGACGCCGCGACCGATCCCCGCCGTGTCAGCGGTGATCTTCATGTTAAGTCCAACGGCGGTGGCCATGTCTAATCTCGCTTGCGGCTCATGGCCCACTCCTGCAGCGCGGCGTTCATTTGCTCAGGAGATTGCGGTGCGGGGGTGATAGGTACGAAGTCACTGGCCTTGGGTGGCCTGCCCTTTTTGGAGTACGGGGCCAGCGTTGCAGCAGCCACGACGCCGGTCTGATGCCACGGGTCCGGGAGCGGCATGAAGTGCGTGTGGACCGCAATCCATTCGGCCAGCTCGGCAGAGTCCATGTCGGTGCATAGCTGCTTGACGCTCCAACCAAGACATGCGGCCAGCTTGAACAGAAACAACCGGGCTGGCCGCAGATTCAGTTTTTTGCGAGTTCCTCCACGTCGGCGTCAGAAAGCTTGTTGTGCTTCATGGCGGATTCCCACAGCCGGCCCGTGACTGCCGCCGACTTCTTGGCCAGCTGCTCGACCTCGTCCTTGGAGAAGAGAAGTTCGCCCTTCTCGTTGCACAGCACCCGCTGCAGGAACTTGCTGCGGAAGTTGGGCACGCCCGTGCTCTTGTTGGCCATCCACTCGTTTTCGTAGGAGTCGCGCTCACCCACGCTCATCACTCGGATGAACACGGAGCCGCCCCACTCGGGCACCTTTACCTCGAGCAGGCCCAGGTCGTCGGCGGCAAGAATCTGTTCTTTGGTCAGAGACATGTTTGTCACCCGTCAAGCAGTTTGGCCGTGAACGTGTACCGCGTCACTCCGTTGAGCTGAGGCGTCGCGCTCACACCCGTACATACTGCCTTAAACGTCAAGGAAACCCCGCCGCCCGAAACGGCAAAGTCTTTGCGCTTGCCGTACTCGCCAGTGTTCATGTGCGCGGTGCCGAAAGCAGACACCGACACATCGCCAACTTCGTCGGTCCAGCCTTGGCTGCTGGAGTTTGACGAGCGGTCTTTGCGGACGCTGCCAAACAGCGGCAGGCCCAGTTCGTAGACCTCTTGGAAGGCCGCGCCTCCCCACGTCACGGCAATGTTGGCGGAATCAGTCGCGGGCACCGCAGTAACCTCGACTAGTCTTCCACCTCAAACTCGGCGCTGCCACGAATCACATCGCCGACGCTGAGCGAAATCGACGTGCTCATGCACGTGGCCGAGCCACTGACGGCAATGCCGCCGGAAATCGCAAGCGTGCCAGTAGTTCCGCCAGCAATCGAGCCGGTGCCAATAAACTCCACCGAGACAGTGCTGGGAGACTTCAGCGGGGCGACCTGTCTGCGGATGAACGCGCCCGTAGTCTGGCCGAAGTGAGGCGTTTCGATCATCTCCCGCGTGCTCTTGTTGAACGTGATCCCAGTCACGTCGCCAGTAAAGCCGGGGAAAGTAAAAGTAGTACCGGAAGAATCGTGCGGAGTCACCTTGGACATGCGTTAACTCTCCTGCCACCAAGTGTCAAAAGTCATCGTGATTTGATACGCCGGCGGAAGGTCGCCACCGGCCAGCGTCACAAAGTCGTCGGACTCGCTTTCCAAGGCGACCTGCGACACAGTGCAGCCTAAAGCCTCGCCCCCGTAGCCATCCAGAACCGACCGGATAGCGTCGGCCGCCTTGCGGGCCTCCTCGTAGGTGCCGCCGTAGACCTGGTACTCCATGCTGACACGCGGCACGCCCATCGGGGCAGCGAAGGTCTGCTCCCGGTCGATACCAGCCCGGCGGTAGGTGGCAAAGGGGTACGTGGCCGAGGCAGGAGCCATGACGGCGTAGATCCGCCGGCCCAGGACCAAGGCCGTGGCGGGGGCTGCCACTAGGGCGCGGAGCAGAACGGCTTCTGGGGACTTAAGCATTAGCCGGTCCTCGCACGTCGGGCCATGTCGGCGTTGGCTCGCTCGAGCACGGTGGACATTTGCTGCTTGAGCACGCTGGTGATTTTGCTGCGGGCACTATTGAACGCCGTGCGGACCGGGGGATTGCCAGTGCGTCCACCCACCGGCATCCGCTTCAGGTTGACCGTCTGACCTGCCTTAGCCGACTTGAAAAACGACTTCGGAAACTTCGGCGAGCCGGTCGTGAGTCGGCCGGCGTTCTTGCCACGCCCCGGCGTCTTGATGGTCATCCGGCCGCCACGGCCAGCCACCTTGCTGCCAAACGTCGAGGCGATCCGCCCCTTCGTGCGCCGCTCTTTGGTGCCGAACTCGAGGAACCCTTGGTGGTAGCCCTTCTTATCTTCGCTGCCCTTGCGGCCTCCAGCGGCGTAGCCGGCAAGTCCGTAGTTCTGCGTGGCCTTGCGGACCACGGCTTTCTTGAGGTTGCCGGTTGGACCTCGCGGCGTCACCTGACGCAGCTTGTCCATGCCGACTTTGGCCGTGGCGTTGAAGGCCGCCTTCATGTATTTCCGGCGAATCGACTTGGGGTAATCCTTCAGCAAAGCCCGGATCTGCTTCAACTCAGGAAACACAACGCCAGTGCCACGGACGATAGACATCACACAGCCTCCTGGCACGTGGCGACGTGCTCGCTGCGGTTGGCGTACTCGAGCAGG